CTTGACCCAGGTGCGGGGGTCGTTTTCCTTGACCGTAACCCATTCCATTTCGGAGGGGCCCAGGGACTTGACCACCATGTAGCCCAGCCGCTTCTTCGCCCACTCGCCGAGAATCTGCTGGTAAGTGGGATCGTTGAGGTTGGGAACCCAGCCGTCCTTGGTGAACTTGCCCGGCGGCTTCGGGGTCGGGCAAAGGGCGTCGAACTCGGCCATGTCGGGCAGACCCTTGGCGCGGAAGACGATCTCGCTCTCGCCGCGCGGGAGGACCAACAGCACTTCGTTGGAGAGCGACTTGGGGTCGATACCGCCAATCTTCATGTTGTTCCCTCGCTGAAAGGAAAGAGAGAAAGAGGCGGTGCCGACACCCACTGCCGGCACCGCTTGAGCGGACTTTGTGAGAAACAGGCCAGGGCGCCCGGCCTAGAGGCCGGGCAGCCGTCTTACGCGGTGTCGCGCTCCACGATCGGCTCGGTCGCCTTGCACTTGCCCGTAATCGAGATCGTGGATTCCTTGTAGTTGACCTCCCGCGTTTCCGAGCGGAAGTCGGGGAAGGTCACTCGCTCAAGCTGGGCCGTGCCGCAAGGCGGCGTGTGCAGGACCACCACGTCCACGCAGTACGGCTCGCACAGGTCGCTCGACGCACTGACCCACTCGGCCGCGCCGCCGACGCCCTTCAAAGCGTCCATCGGGCTGACCGGCTCGCTCGTGCCCTGGGTAATGTGCTCGAAGACGGCTTCCAGCTTCACGTCCATCGGCACTTCGTCGCCTTCCTTCACGGAGTCCAGGTTTCCCCGATCCTTGAGGTACTCGTACTCGTTGTGCTCGGTGTAGGTGATGTTCCCTTCCCCGATCTTGATGTCGAGATTCTGGGGATAGAACGTCACCACGCCACCGTCGGCATAGGTGCCCGCGCCCAAGGCAGGCGCGAAGACGACGTTGGTCGTCGGGCCGCTGTCGGCCGGGGTGCGGGCCGTGACCGTGTGGAACTGCGGGTCCGTCTCACCAGCGATCTTGAACCGCGCGCCAATGGGAATCTTGTCCGTCTCGGCCGTATTCAAGACGATGGTGTCAACGTCGAAGGTTGTGTCACCCTCAGCGGGCGGAGTGGTTGGCTCGTTGACCGCACCGGTGCCGCTCAACCCGTCTTGCAGAATGACATCGCAGTCACGAAGTTCGATGCGTGCCATGTTCGGTTTCTCCTGTTAGTTGTTGGTGGAAATCTCCATCGCGTAGCGAGCGTCTACCATCGACTGCTTCAGCTTCGTCGTGGGGTCAATCTGTCCGAAGTGCAACACCCGGACGCGATCGTTCCGGCCGTTGGCGGGCGACAGACAGCCGATCAGTGCGGTTTCGTCGTCTCCTGGCTCGTTGCCGTACTTGTAGACCGCGATGGCTCCGTCCATCGCCTCCTGGAAGACGCCAATCGTCTTGACGACGGCGTACTGGTTCTTGCTCTCTTCGTAGCGACTCAGGAACAGGACGTTCGCCACGACTTCCAGGCGGAAGTAGTTGCGACTCAGTTCGCGCGTGAACGGTCCCGTGATGCGGATTTCGCAGCGATCCGTAGCCTGCATGAATTCCGTGGTCCGCTCGTCCAGCCCTTCGACCAGGGCCGCAAGCTGTTGGCTGTCGGCAACTCCCTTGAGGTAGGTGGCTACGGACGCAAACACCCAGCGTGCCCAGTTCGGATTTGCGGCCGGCATGGCTACTTCTCCCCCGTGGCTTGCGAAGCCAGGGCCACCGCGTCATCGGCGGACCTCTCCAGGATCGACCCTTCCACTCCCAGGGCCTCGCCCTTCAGTTCCTTGCCGGTGACGATATACGCAGCGTCGAACTCGTATTCCTCGTAGTTCTCGATCGCGTACCGGCGGCCGTTGTAGCCGATCCAATCGCTCTCTTGCAGCGCGAGGCGAGGGCAGTCGCGGCGGTCGATGATGAACAGCCGCTTGCCCGCCTCGAAGCCGCCGCCCGTGACCATCTGCTTATTGGCCGAAATGAGCGAAATGCTTTGCTTCACCTCGCGGCTGACGGTCACAGGTAAGACGACGGCCCGGTGAATCCGGGTCGCCGTCTTCGTCCGGGTCACTTCGCCGGTCTTCGTGTCCGTCGTCACCGTCCCGTTCTGGTAGACGGTGATCGTCCCGCCGAACTGCCGCTTCAGCGCGTACAGCACGCGACGAATCTGCTGATTCAAGCCGTAGCTGGCAGGGTACGTCATGGCGGCACGTCAACTACTGCCGGGGGCACTTGTTCCGAAGCGGACACTCCAATCCCGTATCGAGAGCCTTTTCCAGCCGCTCCATCATCAAGGTGTTCTGGGCGATCACGTCCGCACAGCGCTCGACCAGAGGCAGGAGCACACTGCGTTGCTCGTCTTCCAGTTTGCCGATGCGCTTGCTCATGCGGCCCTCGCGGACCCAACCTTGCCAGAGAAGAAAGGCCACGACCAGGACCAGCGGGCCGTACTGCTTGAGCAGGGCGATCACGTCGATGAAAGTGCTGTTGTCCATGAGGCAAACTCCGCCCGCCTGGTGGCCCAGTTGATGGTTGAACAGAGGCCGCCTGTCCGGGATTGCGCCCGGACAGGCGACCGCAACTCGCTCGCAGACCGGAAGGGTTAGCCGAGCACAGGGACACACAGGCCGCTGTCCAGCACGGCCACGCCAGCCAGGATGTCGCAGTTCACGACGGTCCCGCCCGCGTTGATGTCGTACTGCATCAAGACGCGCATCCCGATCCCGTTGTGGGGGACCACGGCGGCCATGACGCCCATCCGGGTGTCCGGCAGGGCCAGCGGCCGGGTGACCAGCGCCAGGGCGTCCCGGTGGAACGCCAGGTTCAGCGCGCCGTAGGGGCCGGGGAACACCTTGTCGTTGTTGGCGACCGCGACCTCCAACGGCCGGTCCAGATACACGGTGCAGGTCGAGCCGGCGTCTTCCGACTCGATCACCGTGTAGGTTCGGCGGTTGGCACCCGTCCCAAAGGCAAGCAACTGGCCGACCTGCGGGGCCTTGCCGGTGGCGTAGCCGTCCACGACGATGCCCTTGCTGTAGCCGGCCGCGTAGTCGGCAGCGGCATCGCACGCCTTGTAGCGGACGGTGGCGGCGGCGGCCTCGGTGGCGTACTTGTTGGCCTCGTTCAGCGTGACGGCCGTGGTGTCGCCAGTCGTCTCGGTGTGGGCCGTGATGTACGTCGGCTGCATGTTGCCGGCCACGGTCAGGAACTCGCCGGTCACCACCGCGCCGGTGATGCCGGAGCACGCTTGCGACCCGCTCCCGCCGACCGCCAGGGCGTCGGTGATAACCAGGGTGGCGTCGGTGTCCGCTCCGGAGAGCGGGCCGTTGACGTTCTGGCACATGTAGGTGTCGAAGCCGAGGATGCGGCCGAGGGTGGCATTCTCCAACGCCGTCCCGCCGTCACCCCGCTCATTGGCCTTCAAGAAGATGTCGGTCTTCAGCATGGCCGTCTCGCTCGACGGAGCCATGACCAACCGGCGGCCGTCCACGGGGGCCTTGTTGACGTTCAGGCGCTCACGGGCCTCCAGCACGTAGTCCTTCGCCGTGCTGGCGTTCAAACCGCCCAGCCTGCCCACGCGGGCCACCGGGGCACCCAGGAACGCATGGACACGGCCCAACAGGGCGCGATCCACGCCGCGAGCGATGGTCAGCATCGCCGGCCGGAGGTAGATGTCGCTCAACTCCTGGAACGACTTGCTCCCTTCGCCGTCCCGGATCACGAACGACGAGTAGAACCACTGGTCCAGCGGCACCTGCACGTTGGTCGCCGTGGCGTCCTGCTGGGCCAGGGTGGTCCCGTCCGTCTTCCGGCGAATCTTGAACTCCCCGGGCTTCCGGGTGTTCACCACGTCGCCGAACTTGGCGATCTCGTTCTCGAAGTCGCGGTGGACGAGGTTGGCCATCACCATGTTCTCTTCGAGGATGGCCAGGCCCTCTTGCGCCCACAACTCCGGGATAAAGGCGTCCAGGTTGTTCTCGTAGCAGGCCACGACCGGCTTGCTGAGGTACAAACGGTTCATGTTGTTCACTCCAAGATGTGGTTTCGACTTGACTTCGGTGCGACCGGCGCACCTGCCCTTTCACCGTTCCCCTGAGAGGACTAGCGGCGCTTGGGTGCGAGTCCGAGCAATTCAGGGTTCTTGGCCCGGATTTCGCGGTATTGCTGCGGAGTCAGCTTCCGCACGTCAATCCGCCCGCCTTGACCCGGCATGAGGCCGCCGGTGGCCGAACTCGAACCGATCCCCGAGACGACGCCGGACTTGAAGAGATTGCCGTATTGCTCGGGCAACTCCTTCATCCGCTTCACCGCATCCTCGGGGCTGCGGACCATCACTTCCTGATCGCCCGTCTTCGGGTTGACATCAAGCATCTCGACCTTGACTTCGTAGCTGCTCGTGGGCCGCTTCGTCACAGGATCGACGCCCTCCACCAGCTTCGTCATGGGCTTCAGCAGCGTGACGATTTGGCTTGGGCTGAAAGCGTCGTTCTTGACGGCGGCGTCTTGCAGCGCGCGCTGGACTGTGGAGTCACGGTAGAGTGACTCCCAGGTCTGCGCCTTCTTCTCACTCTCCTTCAACTTGACGTGGTACGCCTGCTCCAACTCCTGCTTCTCCTTGGCCGCCGCCGCCTCCGTGGAACGCAACTGGCCTTGGAGGGCCGCCAGGTTCTCTTGCAGCACCTTCCGGTCCTGCTCCGTCAATTGGCTACTCTTGAGCACGCTTTCCAGCTTCTCCGCCTGCTCCTTGAGTTGGGCTTGGTGCTTCCGGCGGTCTTCCGCCAGGATTCGGTTCAGGTCTTCCTGGGTGAACAACACCTTGCCGTCGCCGGCGCCTGTGCCAGCCCCGGCGCCCGTGCCAGTTCCGGCGACCATGCCAGCCCCGGCGCCCGCGCTGGCTCCGGCATTCGCGCCAGCCCCAGCCCCCGCGCCGGCTCCGGCCCCCGCACCGTTACCCGCTCCGGCACCGGCTCCTGGACCAGTGCTATCATCTTCACCCTCGAAACAAGACGACCACGGACGAGACAGATACAGAGAGATGGACATTCGCACGTACCTCGACCCCGATGGGACAATACCAGAGCGTCCGCCTATCGGGTTTCAGCGGGTCTGACCCGGAACAAGGCCCGGTGGAAAGGAAGCTAGGACACTCGCCTAGCTCAGTCGTGACAACTTCAAGGCGTCCGAGTCGCGCAGAAAGGGCTTGAGCAAGCGCCACGCGACAGAACTCGGCACCAGATTGATGATGTGTTCGATGGGCAACTGCGTCCGCTCATAGCTGGTCTTCACTTGCCCGTACCCCATCGAATTGACGGCCAGATTCTCCAATTCCAACTCGGGGTCTTTGCCGTCCAGCAGCGCGTGGGCAATCTCGTACTCGGCGATGCGGATGGCCTCCGGCACTTCCGTATCGGCCCCACGCGGAAACTCCAACGGCTGGTTGACCTCGGCAGCCCTGATCTGATCTTGGGTGGCGGATGGGTTCGCCTGCAAGAGCGTGTAAACGGCGTGCTTGGAGCCCTTGTAGTTCAGGGCGTCGATGATGGCGCGCGCGGCAATCAGCGCCTTGCCACGGCTGGCAGGCGTGGCACCAGTCCAGGCCGTCTCGTGGAGACGGTTCTCGAAGTAGGTGTCCGCCTCGCCGAGCGTCCCGTAGATGTCCGTGTTGATTGCCATACTACGTCTGCGTCAACCAATCGAGTTGTGTTCGTTCACGTTCAGCGTACCAACCCTTGCCCCACAGGTCGGTCAACATCTGGAAGTATTCCTGGTAGCGGTGGCGCACGCGGTCCATTGACCAGTTCGCCACGGCCCGCCGGTGGATATACTCGGGGTCCAGATTCGGTGCGTTCTTTGCCGCAAACAGGAAGTGATCCAGCGTGCGGCAGCGGTATCCCGTGCGGCCGTGCTCCACCGTCTCCGGGAAGGCTCCCCAGTCCGTGGTGATGGCGGGCGTGCCTGCCATCTGGGATTCGATTGCCACGGCCCCGAACGGTTCGACGTACATCGTCGGGACGAAAGTGGCGATGGCGTCCTGGTACAACTGCGCCCGCTTCGCGCCGGTCGCAAAGCCGACGTATTCCAGGTTGTCGCCCTCGTACACCTCGCCGTCCGTGCAGAGGATACGGTTGCCTTCGACGTGCTTGCACCCCTGCCCGGCGATCTTCAACTTGGCTCCCAGTTGCTTGCACGTCTCGACCGCAATGTGGATGCCCTTCCGCTTAATCAACCGGCCCAAGTACAGGTAGTAGTTCCCTTTGGTTGTTTGCAGCGGATAGTCGTCCGGGTTCAGGTAGTTTGGGATTACCACGTCGTAGAACCGGCCGTCCGGGTCGTAGCCGCCCTGGGCTCCCCAGATTTTGTGCATGTGGGCATACGACTCGAACACCCGGTACTTGGCGAACGTGCCGTTATAGCCAATGCCGTACTCGACCACCATCACGTCGTTGCCGACCGCAGTGGCAAGAGGCAGGTTCAACGTACCCATGATGACGCACACGAAGTCGCCAAGTTGCTTCCGCCTGTTGATCTCGGCAGCCGCCCGACTGTTCAGCAGACCCCAGTACGGTGCTCGTCCGCTCCAATCGACTTCGTAGAGGGCGTTCGGATCGTACTTGCCGAAGAATCCTTCCTGTTCGGCCTTGGACATGACGGGGATGTCTTCCGCCGTGCAGTCCCGCACTTCGCTCCCTTCGACGCCGTAGTGAAAAACCTCGTGGCCCAGCCCCGACATCATCTGGCAGAAGTGCAGAATCTTCATCGTGAAGGCACACGCCGAATGACTCATGGCCGTCCGCGTATGCGGCAAGGCGACAACGTGAAAACGCATCACTGAATCCCGCAGGTTGAGAAGAGCCAGGGCCACCGAACGCCGACTGTCTACGTTTCAGAACTGTGGGCCGGCACCAAGTTCCACGATCCGCCCTTCCTGGTACGTGCCGCCAATGGCTTCCAGGTACGGAGCGTAGTCGGGGCTTCGTAGCGCGTCAGGATCAACACCCATGTACTCGCCGAGATCACAGACGATCAGCAGCACGTTGGTGCGTTGAGCATTGAGCGCGTTGATGGCTGCTGCTTCCGCCGTTGTCAGTGTGTAGAGCCGCACAGCATCACCTAGAACTTATTGAAAAAGCGTGACAGACAGAAGTCGAGTTGTACGTCGTCGTAAATGCCTCCGATCCTCAACACGGTCGTACTGTTGAACGGAATCCCATAGATCACTCCGTTCGGAGCCAAGACGCCACCGGCCCATGCGCCGCCTCCCGCTACGCTGCCAAACGTCGTCGCCGCATCCGCGGCCGGGGTGATCTTCAGCACGGCCGCACTGTCGCGCGGAATTCCATAGATCATTCCATTCGGAGCCAAGACGCCGCCACACCACTTGGACGACCCGGAAAGGCTGCCAAACGTCGTCACGGTATCCGTGGTCGGGTCGATCCTCAACACAGTCGTCCCGCTGAACGGAATCCCATAGATCATTCCGTTCGGAGCCAAGACGCCACCGGCCCATGCGCCGCCTCCCGCTACGCTGCCAAACGTCGTCGCCGTATCCGTGGTCGGGTCGATCTTCAGCACGGCCGTACTGTCGCGCGGAATCCCATAGATCATTCCGTTCGGAGCCAGGACGCCGCCGCACCACTTGAACGACCCGGAAAGGCTGCCAAACGTCGTCACTGTATCTGTGGTCGGGTCGATCTTCAACACGGCCGTACTGCTGTACGGAATCCCGTAGATCATTCCGTTCGGAGCCAAGACGCCGCCACACCACATGGACGACCCGGAAAGGCTGCCAAACGTCGTCGCCGTATCCGTGGTCGGGTCGATCTTTAGCACGGCCGTACCGCTGTACGGAATCCCGTAGATCATCCCGCTGGGAGCCAACACGCCGCCGATCCACGCGCTGCCTCCCGGTACGCTGCCAAACGTCGTCGCGGTGTCCGTGGTCGGGTCGATCTTCAACAGCGTTGTACTGTCCAACGGAATCCCGTAGATCATCCCGTTCGGAGCCAAGACACCGCCATACCACTTGGACGACCCGGAAAGGCTGCCAAACTCCGTTGCCGCTTGAACCGACTGTGCGTAGGCACGCCCCCACCAACTGCAAAACGCCTTCCTGGTCTGAATCCAATTGTTGCTGTCCTCAGACCAGGAAGGAAAGTCGCAAAGATTCAGAGCATCCTGGCCGGACAACTGTTGGATCAGGCCGCCATTGAGAACAAGTGGTTTTCTCAGTGCCATAGACGTGCCCTTACAGTTGGACGGGGCGTTGAATCTGAATCAGCATCTTCGTGGCACTGAGAGCGGTCCCCACTTGCACAACGAAGTGCCCTTCCGCAGTTGGAATGGAAGTCGTCAACCGTCCGCCAGTCGCAGCCGACAGGTAGTACGTTGCCCCAGTCGTGAGCCCGCCACTCTGCCCTGTCACGGCATCCCATTGAGCAGTGGTCGCCGTCAGCGAGCCGTTCGTCTGCACCACGCCCGGATCACCAGCAGGGATCGACACGTCCGACACAAGGCCGATGGCAAACGTCGTCGATTGCGTATCCGCCTTGGCGAAACCAAACTGGTCAGCACCGCTCAGGTAGACGGCCTGTCCAATGGTGGCTACGCCGCCCGTCTGATTCTGCAACGTAACTTTGGAGTCGCCGCCAGGACCAGGCGGGCCTGTCGGCCCAGTTGCGCCTGTCGGGCCTGTCGCGCCGTCATTTCCAGGGGGGCCTGTCGGACCTGTCGGGCCACCGGATGGGCCGGTCGCGCCAGTCGGTCCCGTTGGCCCGGTGCTGCCCTTCTCGGCGAGCACGTTCCAACGGGCGCATGGCGGCGCTGAGCCAGAGTGTGCGCTGATGCACACGTAGGACGAGCCGGCATACGAAACACCGTCGTTGACTGCATACACAGTCTCGGCGTCCCACTCGCCGCGCCAATTCAGCACGCCCGGGCCAGAAGGACCGCTCGCGCCGACCGGGCCTTGCACGCCTTGGGGTCCGATCGGGCCTTGCACGCCCTCGGGTCCGGCGGGGCCGGCCACGCCCTGCGGCCCAACAGCACCCACATCGCCTTTCGCAGCGACCAGATTCCAGTTCACCGAAGGCGGTGCGGAGTTGATGCACGTTGCCACGCAGACGTAGGACGAGCCGTTGTGCTGCACCACGTCTTTCGGCGTGTAAACCGTCGTCTCGTTCCAGTCGCCTTTCCAGACGAAGCCAGGCGAGCCGGTAGGGCCGGTCGCGCCCTGCGCGCCAGGCAATCCGGTCTGTCCGCGCACGCCGGGCGGCCCTTGATTGCCCTGTGCTCCGCGTGGGCCTTGCAAGCCGGTCGCCCCGACCGGCCCCATCGCTCCGGCAGGGCCGCTCGGCCCGACCGGGCCAGTTGCCCCGACGCCGCCCTTCTCGGCCAACAGGTTCCACTTCGACGACGGCGGCTCGGAGCCAGTGTGCTCTTCAACGCAGATGTACGCCGAGCCGCACTTGCCCACGGCGTCGTTCAGTAGGTAGTGCTGTGCGGCGCTCCACTCACCCCGCCAATTGATGACGCCCGGACCCGTCGCGCCCGTCGGCCCTTGTGGGCCGGATGGACCGACCGGGCCGTGACCGTGGCCGGACGAATGGTAAAGGTCGCTCATGCTACATCGCCATCCAGGCCACGTCCTGGTCCGCACCGGTCGAGATCACCCAGACCCGGTAGGGATCGTCAATCGGGATGAACAGCGATTCGCCGGGTGGAATCGGCATCCCGCCGCGCTCAACATCGCTGGAGGGCAGGACGCGAGCATCGCCCACCCAGACACATGCGGTATTGGGAGTCGGGTCCACGACGCCGGCAGCCCGAATCAACACGCCCTTCAACACCGGCGTGGACTGTTCGCGGAGGCGCTTCGCCGTGGGGCCGGCGAGGCAGTGCCCGTAGAACAGATCGGTTGCGTTTTCTTTGGTGATTTCGGACACGGCCTACTCCAACTTCGGCTTGCCCGCCCCACGGACCCGCGGAGCCGTGGTAGGCTGAAGATCGGTATTGCGGCTTGCCGCCTTCTCCTCTTTGCCGGCATGGGGATCGGCTGACAGGTCGGGCACGCCTCGGGCGGCAGGGTCGCCTCCCTTGTCACTGGCGATCCCTTGGGCCTCCGCGATCCGCTTCACGCGCTCCAGGTGGTCTTGACGGGCCGCCAGGTATTCGTCGTCGTCGAACCCCAGGGCGACGGAGGCCGTCTTCTCGCCGCAGACGCCGTTCTGCACGGCTTGCAGGATCGTCAGCGGGTCGCTGGTGGTGTAGTGGGCGGCGTCGATCTCCTGGCTGATGGCCTCCAGATCATCGACACTGATCTTCCCGCCCAATAGCGCCTGGACAATGCCCTTCGCCAGTTCGCGCTTGACCTTGCGGCCGGGCACGGCGTTCATCAGCTTGGTCAAGTCCTGGGCCTCCTTGATCCGGTCGGCGTCCGTCTTGAGGCTGTAGCGATCCGGGTACTTGACCGTCGCCACGTCACGCTTGCTCGGCGTCCGTTCCTCGTAGGCGGCCCAAAACTCGGCAATCTGGCGCTCGGCGCTCTCCAACAGCAGGCCGATGTAAGACAGCCCGGCTTCGAGGCCCTGGTTGTCCATCGCCTTCGATTCGGCCGACGCGCGCACCGCCAGCGCCGAGACAGCCAGGTTGACCAGTTCGCGGATGTCCCGCTTGAGCCGGTCCTGCAACTCCAGGCTCGCCCGCAATGGCTCGGCCGAGGGATTGATGAACGCGGGCGGACTCATGCCTTTGTCGTAGGCCCGGCCGTGGGTCGCGCCGACCTTGATGTCGGTGTCGGCGGCCCCTTGACCGCCGGTGGTCGATGTGCCGTCCGCCGTGGCGGCGTGCTTCAGATGCGCGCCCACCGCGCGCAAGTCCTTCTGCTCCACGTAGAACGGGAAGTTGGACCGCAGGGCGTAGTTCACGTCGCTCGATCCCAGGTTCAAGAGCGCGATCTGCTGCTGGCAGACATCCTTAATCAGGCTGCCGCCGATGTCGAGCATCACGAAGGGGATGCGATCCAGCTCCAACTCGATGGCCCCGCCGGGCTGGCCGAACTGATCGACCGGCTGGCCCTGGAGATCGTAGAACTGCAGATTGACGCGCCCCGTCTCCGGGCTGATCCAAAGGTAGCGATACCGTTGGGCCGAGATCATCGGCAGCAACGTGGCCTGGTCGTACTGCATCACCGTGTCGCGCAGCAGAACGGCCTGAAATTCGCTCGGCTCTTCGGGCTTCGCGCAGGTCCAGCTTAGCGTGTCTTCGATGTCGTACTTGTAGAGGTAAGGCGCGACGTTGCCGACATCCGCCACGGTAGCGGCTCGCGGGATGGGCGGCGAATCGACGAACACGCCCACCCGACCCATGACCAGCAGTTCGGTCAAGACCTTGACGCCAATGAAGGCGTTCATCGTCGAACCCCGCCGATCCACGCCCAGGTTCAGACCGTTGACCGCGTACTGGTAAGCCTTGCTGCCGCCCTTGCGGGTGATGTCCCGCATCCGCTGGTAGATGGCGTTGCGAATATCGGCTATGGCGGCCTTGGCGAACGCCGGCACGGGCGTTATCGCTTTGCGAGTATTGAAGTCCGTCTGATCTTCGCGCGTCGAGAACCGCTCCAGGTATGCCTCACGAAACGGATCGCCAGCCTCGTAGGTCAACCTCCACTTCCTCCAGTCCACCATCCCGGTCAAATACATCGGATGCCGGGCATCAGCAATGTGAGCTACGTTGTCGTTCAACACTGCCATAGCCTAGTCTCTCTTGAAAGCACGAAGGTACTGAGCAGCGGCCTCAAGTCGCTCGGGATCATCGTCATAGTGGCCTAAGCCACGATTGCACTTCTCGCACAGCAGCGCCCGAACCTGTCCCGTGGCATGATCGTGGTCCACGCAGAAACGACCCTTGGGCGTTTTACCAGCGTTACAGCGCCCGCAAATCGCACAACGTCCGCCCTGCTGTGCCAGCATCCGGTCGTAGTCAGCAATCGTGATTCCGAACAACTTGCGGTAGCGCCAATCTCGCATTTGTTCTGGCGGCGTCTTCGGCGACACGATCCGCGTGCAGAGCTTGCAGTAAATCGACAGGTGATCCCGCCGCTGTGCATTTGAGTAGAAATCTGCAGCCGACTTCATAGCACCACAACGAGGGCACCTTTTCTCGTCCACGTACTGATACTCGCCAGACAGTTTCCTATGGCCGGCTCCTGCAACACCGGATGCCGCTTTACACGTCTTGCAGCGGGACGCGCGCCCGTCCGCGTGGTGTTTCGCAATCGGGAAGTCATATAGCGGTTTCTCCGCGCCGCATTTCGTACAGCGCTTTGAAGCCATTGAGCCTTTCCTTTTACGTCACCTTGCCAATGTCTTCACCGCTGCCCCCAATCGGCGCGAGTGCTAAGCCAATGTCGCTGTAGCAAAGGGCGTGGGCGAAGTGGTCGCTACCGGTATTCACGTACTCGGCGGACATGTTGCCCGTGTCGTCTTTCGTGTACGTGCGAACGAGATTCTTGATGTGCTCGCGGAATTCCAACGAAATGTCGCGCGGCAACAGGATGCGTGGCGGGTTCGTCTTGAAGCGGCCGAGCGTGCAACTCAGCCAGCTTGTTCGGTCCACAATTGCAAACGGAGCACCTGTCTCCTCTTCGCTAAGGGCAATTTCCTTGGCAGTCACGCCACGTCTGTACCTCGTCAGCCAGACATACCCTCGAAACCTTCGGGCGAAACGCCGGGCGTCGTTGATGTTCGGGTCCGCATCGACCACGCACGCGAGAACTTGCCATTCTCGCATTAGCTCTCCAAGATAGTCCCAACCATCTTCGGGGAACTTGCCGAACCAAAGCAGCTTGCCGATGGCCGCAGCATTGATGTCGCTACCGGGGTGTTGATCGAACAGCCACTCCACGACGGCAATATAGCCCGTCTTTCCCTGGTCAACTCCCATTGTCACAAGGCGGTCGCCGCCGATCTGCGGCCGTGGTTCGTTGATTGTGTGCCCCTTGACGGCGGCTTCGATCATTTGGTCCGTGACCTGGGCACCTTCACCAATGAAGGGCATCCCCAGCTTGCTGTTATGGAACTCGGTGTTCGCCGCCTCGTCGCCCATCCCGCGATGGTAGGCAATTGACAATTCGCCCGGCGTCACGGTGGACGAGTACAACTGGTTGATGTAGAAGCCACGCGCTTCCTCGGGCAGTACGTTCGGCTCGGTCGCCCGCCACACTCCGCACCCCAGGAACTCCGGTTTCGCCTCGTGGTCCAGCTTATGCTTGCACTCCCTGCACTTGAGGAATGACTCCTTGCAGCGAGGATCGTTGACCGATTCGCCGACAATCTCCACGCAGTCTGGCCACAACAGTTCCGTCCACCGGGAGCAGTGTGGGCACTGAAAGTAGAAGTGCTCCTGCGTGCTTGTCAGGTACAGTTTGTGGATGCCGTACTTCGGGACGGTCGGCGTCGAGACGGCAAGGATGTGCTTCTCCACCTGGCCCGACAGCCTTTCCAACGCAAGCCACACCGCATGGGTGTCCATCTCGTCCAGTTCATCCAGCACCAACTCCGAGACGGGAATGCTTTTCAGGTTCGAGTCGCCGCGGCTGCCCCGGATGTACAGGACGTTGGTGCCCGTGGATTTCAACCCCACGGTGTTCGTGTCAACGAATAAGTCCTTGAGGTAGGGGCTGAGTTTCAGGGCGGTGGCGAAGCGGGCCTTGGAAAAGTCGCTCGCGTTCAGCGTCGTCGGCAGGACGTAGAGGCAGTCACGCTTCAACTGATCGAGCGTGAAAAAGGCACGATTGATTCCCGTCTCCGTCACGCCAAGCTGGGCGGCCTTCATCGCAATCGTCCAGGCCGCCTTGCTGTCGTGAATCTCACGACACCACGGGTGGCGCACAAAGCCGTAGGGGCCGTTGAATGGTGCCCCCATGATCCGTCGATGCTCGGCCCATCGGCTGCAAGACGTGAGCGTCTTGCTCTTCAGTCCCTCGGTGATCGTCCGTTTCAGGTCGTCCAAGAGACGCATGAGGTGGCATCATGGTAGTCTGACGAGGGTGCAAGTCTCAGACTCGCGTGGGTAGCGGCAAGTGCGGCGCTGGTTGCGTCGGGATTCGGCCCGCTGCAACCTCATGTCTCGTTGGGGTTGCCTTCCGGGGCGGGCGTCGCAACGATCGGCTCCAATCTCGGCGTCGGCTCCGGCTCGACCAGAGGGGCCTTCTTGCGTGCTACGGGAGCCGCCTTCGGCTGAGGCTTCGGTTTCTCGACGGCCGCCTTGATAAGAATCTCGCCACAAAGCGGGGAAGGCTGGCCGTTCCGCCCGCAGCAGCGACCCGTGATTTCGA